TAGGAATTGAGATGGTTTTATTCATGTGAAGGGATACCAGTTCTGAGTTGCAATGTCGAATTTCAGCTTGAATTGCGCACCAGCTGCAAGCGTATTGGGCGCACCATACACTGCAGTAGCTCCGTTTCCAGTCACAGTTAGTGTTGAAATAGCAGTCATAGAAAGCACTGTTACTTCAGTCTGGTCTAAAGTAGTACTCGCAAGCGGAAGTACTAGTGTTAGTGCAGATAAGGAACCTACTGGAGTGATAATTAACCATACACTCTTCCAGTTATCTCTTACGTAGACAATCCCACCAGTCACGGGCGATGCATACTGGGTAGAGAGGGTCGCTGTGGGGAAGTCTATCGCACTCTGTATGTAGTTCAACACAGTCCCAAAAGAAGCCTTCCTTATATCATTATCTATGTTCGAATAGACCGGAATCAGGTCGTTTGCGGTCAACACAGAAACAGAGTTTAACTGCGTGATTGTTGACATATTTCTCCGTTATCTCTTGTTATAAATCCACAACCCCCATAAACTTTAGAAGTATTTATGTTTAGTACTTGTTACATGAATTTTGTAATAGAGTTAGAGGATCCTCCTCCGCCTAGTAACCCCTGGAAAGTATCTCCGATTCCAGAGTACATATCAGATTGGCCTCTTCCCTGAGCCAGAAGTCCAGATGCGGTAGCGCTTCCTTGTGCAGATCTTGCTCCCATCCCTAGTTGTGCCGCATTCAAAGCAGCATTGCTTTGTAACTGCACTGCATTGGCTCCCAATCCAGTAATCCCACCTAGATTCCCGTATTGCTGCTGCATAAGGCTATTCAGTAGAGTAGGTGCGTACCTAGAAAGCGCATCTTGAGTGTTTCCACCTCTGAGATTTCCAGTTGCGCTAGCATTCTGCAGAATCCCTCTCTCACCTTCTTTTAACATAGTTTGGTATGCAGGCCCTTTCCTCATAAGGTCGTATGCGGATTGTTGGGCTTCTGGACCATTTATCCCAAGAATATCTTGCTGCATTTTAAGAGATTGCGGACCAGCATCTCTATACACTTTTAGCATTCCATTGATATCTGCATAGGTATTCTGAGCTAGCTGTCTATTCTCAATAGCAGCTTGTTCCTGGGCAGCTTGTGCGCCTTCCATTCCTTTGTCTTGCGCCCTATTACCCATAAAGTTAAAAACACCAGAAACTAGACCGCCTACTGCCCCCATAATAGACATTAGAGACCTCCGTTTCCACACTGAATATTGAGTGTAGTACCGGATGAGGATATATGCGCAACAGCATTGTCTCTCGCACTCTTAGAAAGCACTAAGCTTGTACTGGGCAGTACTGGAGTATCTGCAGTGGTAGCCACAACTGGTGATTCTCCGCAAACAACATAGCAAATATTGGATCCGGAATTCACGAATCTCACTGTATACGCGTTTGTTGCTACAGAAACCTCTGCACTTGCGCTTGTGGGAGAAGCTACGATATTGGCTCCACGGTGAGGACTAAAAGGATTAACCATAATGTCCTCCTAATTTTCCAATGTCAGTTTTAGACTTTTTACAGTGAACTTCTCACTAGCAGTTCCGAATGACACAGTTCCCTTTACAGTAAAATCTGTTTTGTAATTGAATGTGCTATCGATTACTGCAGTAGTACCATACCCTGGCGTAACGTAATCTGTTCCCAAACCTATGACCTTATTCCCACCTCTCAGAGCTAATCTCTTATTCAAGCAAACAGAGGTCTTATCTGTAATATCGTGTGAGATTATAGGAAGACTACTGCCATTCTCAAAAGAGACTGTGAATAGCTTGGTATTAGAGGAAGTATCCATGGATGCGATTCCATGGATTACACAAACTCCGTCATACCCGCACATATCCTTTGAAACACTTTCATTAAAAATAGTGATAGTGTCGCTCACAACTGATACTGTAGGAACTCCGTGTGCTAAAACGTATGGATAGTCTACGGTAATGCTTTTTGTGGCGGTAGAGAGAACATTATAGAGACCCGCTACTCCAGTACCGCTCCAAGACACGTACACGCACGCATTTGTAGAAGTAATACCACAATCTCCCGTGGAACTAAGTCTCGAATACGTCGAGTTTGCAGCGCATGTGAGAGACGTAAAAGTAGCTGATGCCGCATACACGCTGATATCGGAATCTACAATGCAGTCTGAATAGGTTTCTCCGAAAGACACTGTTTGGATCGTACCTGTTTCATAATGCAGTCGATTCCCGTTTGATTCTAACCGATACGTGGTGGGCGCAGTAGCAGGACCTAATCGAGTGTAACCAGTGAAATAGGTCTCTGCACCGAATCTGGGAGGGTTATACCCGGATTCAATAAGACTTTTGTAGCAAGAGCGCGTTTCTCCGTTAGAATACAGATAAAGGTAGCTTCCAGTTCCCACCACAACATCCCTTGTTGCATATCCTGATATTAAGTTCATATGATTTCCTTAAAGTCTGGACCAGTAATTAATGGATCCTTGGGTTTCCCCATATAATTGTAAAGCGTCGAGAATCTCCAGGGCTTACTTCCCTGCCCTCTAGGAAGCGTTCCACTGTACTGCATTAATGGGATGGGAGCTCCGCATTGATTATGCAGATTAGCAAGGGCGTCATCAGCAATCTGTTTCAAATCGGGTGAGAGCTGTTTCCCGTACACCACTCCCAATCTGATTGCTAAATTATAGATTATGGCTTCAATTGCTATAAATGGGATGTCAAGAGTAGCATCAATATCCTGGTCTATGTCAGTAGAAATAGGATAGCTTATGCGTATTCCATTGGACTCAAATCCTCCCACCATATAATCCATGCTCTGAACAGAATTTATGTACTGTGCGGGGGAGATATCGAATTCGTACGTTGAAAGCCCTGTCAACTCGAAGGCCTTGCTGACTAAGTGTCTCTTTGTGATTGGCATATTGTCTCTCGAGTGACAGGATTGTTTTTGCTAGGTCTGACCGTATAAAAGCGCACCACACATTTCAGGATTCACGACGCAAACACCCCAAAAACTATCGAAGCGGTACATTGTTTCTGTGGTCTTGATATCGTACTGCTTCTGCATTGTAATCTGTACGCCCTGATCCGTTACTCCCTTCATAATAAACGCCCCCGCATTCATGGGGATGTTGTATTGTCCTGGAAGCAGTTCGATGGCGTTCTTGACCCAGAAAGGGTTGATAGTGCATGTCTGAGTATTCAAGAACACGATAGAAGCAGAGGACGCCGGAGTTACAATACAGTTCTGATATTGAAGCTCAGCGCGAGTAGCGCCTTGTGCACTAATAATTGGAGGGCTAATCACCATATGAGTAGGGTCAGTTACACTAATCACTCGAAAGGTTTTAAGCCTACCAGTACCGGTTTTTGCGATAAGGTGTGCGGATTCAATCCCAGCGATTGTAAAAGCATCTCCGGCGACAACACTGGTCGTGCTAGAAACTGTAATAGACTGATAACGATTGTCTACGTTAGAAATTTCACCAGTAGCAGCAGTACTTGTTGCTCGTGGAGTGTGATAGTTAGCTGCGTTAGTGCGCGTGTCTACTGTGATCCCACTACCTGCCTTAGCGGTTTTACGAATACCGTAATCTGCACGATACGCACTAAAACCAGCGACATCCCCAACGCTTGCACGCTCGTATGCAGTAAGAGTCTTGCCTGTATTTAGATTCGCACGAGTACCAAGCTCAGACGCAATGCCTTGGTAGTCATTCGAATTCAGTAGTAAGTATCGGTCGAAGTCATTTACCCCATTCTCATTTAGCATTGTAGATGCCAATGCAGGACCGTCAAAACCAGAGACCTTTGCGGTTGCTGTAGTTGCAGCTACGACAGTCCCTTGCATGCTTGCTGCATACGCAAGCGAGTAGTTGATGTCGCTAGCAATTTTCTGGTGAGCAGATGTCTGCAATCGCTGCTCTTGCAGCATGTCGCGCAATTCCGTAGCACTCAAAAAGAGTGGAACAGATCTTTGTCGAGAGAGAGTTGCTGGGACAGTTAACTGAGTATAACCACTGAAATTAGCAGTCATATCAGTGCCTTCATACGAAACTGCTACGTAAGGCATTGGACGTGAGATGATGTTATTCGCACGCTCCATCTGTACGGAATCCGTCTTAAAAACGTTCACAAGGTTAGAGACGACAAGAGCGTCGCTAAACCCCTCCACTATTTGCTCAAACGCTACAACTTCTTCTTTAGCAAAGTTATTCGACATACATTACCTCACGTTGTTAGAGCGTTTAAATTGAACTACTT